GCGCGACAATACCATCCTGGCGGGCCACGGCGTCGCGCTCGCCTGCCGCGCTCTCGGTATCGAGCGAGTTAAAGTCGTGCGCTTGCCGATTGAGCCGGATTCCGTACCAGCCTTAAAAGTCCTGACCGGGGATAACGAGATCGGCCATCTCGCCGCAGTAGATGACCGCCTTTTCAGTCAGTTACTAACTGAAGTAAAAGATTTAGGCGAACTAATGGGTACCGGCTACGACGAGATGATGCTGGCGAATCTGATTTTAGTCACGCGGCCCGCTAGCGAAATAGCCGACGAAGCTGCCGCGTGGGCCGCAGCCGGCATGCCCGACTATGAAAATGCGCCTTCGCCCTTTCGCCTCGTCATGCACTTTCGCAGCGAAGCCGACCGCGCCCAGTTCGTCACTGAATATCAGATCCAAGTTCTACTGAAACACGCGACTATATGGTCTGCCTGGTGGCCGGCGCGCGATCAACACGATGTAAGCTCACTGCGCTTCGAACCGGAGGCAGTTTCCGCATGATGCCGCGCTATCCGGTTTATGTGATCTCGAAGGGCCGGCCGGACCGCTGCCTCACCGCGCGCTTTCTGGCAGCCGATAGTATACCTTTCCGCCTCGTCGTCGAGCCGCAGGAACAGACTGTATACAATTCTTACGGCGCGGAACGCCTATTGATTACGCCGTTCTCAAACTTGGGCCAGGGTTCTATTCCCGCCCGCAACTTCGTATGGGAACATGCGCTCGCGGCCGGCCATTTGCGGCATTGGATTTTAGACGACAATATCTACAAGATTTACCGGCGCTTCCAGTCTAAGCGTATTCCCTGCCATGCCGGCGCAGCACTGGCGGCTACGGAAGACTTTATCGACCGCTACGAGAATATCGCCGTTGCGGGCTTGAATTATCATATGTTCCTGCCCGAGCGCCAGCCGCGCCCGCCCTTTAAAGCGAATGTGCACGTCTATTCCTGTTTACTGATTAAAAACGACTTACCGTATCGCTGGCGGGGGCGCTATAACGAAGACACGGACTTATGCCTACAGGTATTATCGGGCGGCTGGTGTACCGTCCTGCTAAATGCTTTCATGATTCATAAAGTGGCTTCGATGAAAATGAAAGGCGGTAATACCGCGGAACTCTATCAGGGCGACGGGCGGTTAAAAATGGCGCGCTCGTTAGAGCGCCTGTGGCCGGGCATCGTCGCCGTAGATCGCCGTTTTCAGCGTCCCCAGCACATCGTCGACTGGAGTAAATTCACTACGCCCCTAAAATTACGCGCCGATATATCCGCCGTAGATCCGGCGCAGTACGCGCTACAGCTGACGCAAGTAAAAGCGATCCGCTCTGCCGAACTCCGCAGTTGGGCCGAAAGGCAGATGCACGCATGACCGGACGCCCGCCCGTGCCGACCGCTTTAAAAATCCTGCGCGGTAACCCCGGACGCCGCCCGCTGAATAAGCGCGAACCGAAGCCGCTGGGCAACTTAAAAGAACCGCCCGGACACTTCGACGCCGAACTATGCGATGTCTGGAATTACGCTATCGAGCATGCGCCCGCCGGTCTATTGAAGTGTATCGATGCCAGCGTACTTGAAATCTGGGTCATGGCGCATGTCCTGCATCGTAAAGCGGCTGCCGATGTCCGCAAATTCGGCACGTTGGTCAAGCCGCCTAATTCCGATATCCCGGTCCAGTCTCCGTATCTGCCGATCGTGAATAAGCAGGCGCTGGTTATGCTCCGCGCCATCGATCACCTCGGCTTTAGTCCCGCGTCCCGCACCCGCATCGCGATAGGCGAAGCAGCGCCGGCTGCCGATGGTTGGGAAAATATCGCCTGAATAAACCGTGCCCGCCGCGCTCCAGACCGCCTATACGCAGGCGGCACTGGAATACTGCCAGCACGTCAGCGACGGTACCGTAGTAGCGTGCCGCTGGGTAAAACTAGCGTGCGAACGGCATTTAAAAGACCTGGAACGCTACCGCGCGCCGGACGCATTGTATTATTTCGATGAAGAGCAGGCCAACCGCGTCTGTAACATCATCGAGCATTTCCCGCACGTGCGCGGTGAATGGGCCAAAGCTTCCAAGCGGATCGAATTAGAAGCCTGGCAGTGCTTTATCATTGCCTCCGTCTTCGGCTGGAAATACCGCGAAACGGACATGCGCCGCTTCCGCGTGGCGTACATCGAAGTACCGCGCAAGAACGCCAAATCGACCATGAGCGCCGGCATCGGTTTATATCTCACGGCTTGCGATGGTGAACAGGGCGCGCATGTCGTTAGCGCAGCAACTGCCATGAAACAGGCGCGGGAAGTCTTCGATGCCGCCCAACAGATGGCGCGCAAAGAACGCAGTTTTCGCAGCCGCTTCGGCGTAGAGATCTTCGCGCACGCGATCACGCAACAGGAAACCGCTTCGAAATTTGAGCCCATCTCGGCCGAGTATTCCAATCTGGACGGCTTAAATATTCACGGCGCCATTATCGACGAGCTGCACGCTCATACGTCCCGCGGAATCTGGGATATTCTCCAGACCGCTACCGGCTCCCGCGCCCAGCCGCTCTTGTGGGCTATTACGACCGCGGGCGTCAATAAAGCCGGCGTATGCTACGACCAGCGCAATTATGCGATTCAGATCCTCGAGGGCCGCGTCGAAGACGATTCTTATTTCGGCATTATTTACACGCTCGATGAAGGCGACGACCCATTCGACGAAGCCAACTGGTATAAAGCCAATCCCAATTTAGGCATTTCGAAATATCCGCTCGCGATGCGGACCGAAGCCGCACAGGCCCAAGTCATGACATCGGCTCAAACGATATTTTTTACCAAGCACCTGAATATCTGGGTGAACGCCGATGTCCAGTGGCTACCCAGCGGCGCGTGGGAACGCCTGGCGGATCCGACCCTGGATATCAATCTACTGGAAAACCAGCCCTGTTATGTCGGCATCGACCTCGCGATCCGCTCCGACATTGCTGCTGTAGTCGCGTTATTTCCGCCCTATGAAGAGCGCGAGAAATGGGCTGTTTTCGGGCGTTATTTCCTGCCCCAGGAAACCGTTCAGCGGGGCTTACATTATCAGGGCTGGGAGCGGCAGGGGCATTTGATGATCGCCGGCGAAGCCATGACCGACTGCGACTTCATTATCGAAGAACTTATGCGCTGGTGGGAGCGGTTTCAGGTACAGGTGATCGCAAGCGATCCCTATAAAAACGTGCCGGTCGTTATGAGCCTGAAGAAACGCGGCGTGATTGTCCCGATCCTGGATATCCGCCAGTCAACCGCCATCATGTCGCCCGCCATGAAAGAACTCGAGGGTATGGTATTGGACCACAAGATCGTGCACGACGGCGACCCCGTATTGGCGTGGATGATCTCGAACGTAAAGGCTAGTTACAACGAAAAAGACGAACTCTACCCGAAAAAAGAATCACCGGACCGCAAAATAGACGGTGTCCTGGCGCTGCTCATGGCATTAGATCAGGCGATGCGCCATTACACCGCGGCGACCGACTGGTCTAAGCGCCCCGGGTTGTGGACCATATGAACCTGACCACGCGCTTTAAAGACGCCTGGCGCGCCTTGACGCTCAAACAGGCTTCTTTATCTACTAACCCGCCCGTTATTTACGATCCCGGCCTGCCGCTGTCGCCCAATCTCATCAATGCGGTAAATCCGACCTCGGCTTTACGCTCGTCCGCCGTCTGGGCCTGCGTCAATATCATCGCGAAAGCCGTCGCCAGCTTGCCCGCGCTGGTACTGGAAAAGTCCATTCCCGGCAGCGAACCGGCGCTCAATCATCCGCTATTTTCGTTTCTGACCCGTGCGCCCAATCCCATGATGACTTTGCAGCAATGGCTGCAACCCACCATGCTGCATCTGCTGCTCTATGGCAATGCGTTCAGCTACATCGACCGCGTGGCCGGCGAAGTCATCGGATTATGGCCGCTATTGCCCACGCGGATGCGCGTCCAATACAGTTCGTCTCAAAGCCTGATTTACACCTATTTCGACTGGCGCGGCCAGCAATATAACTACACGGCGGGCGACGATCTGATCCATTTCCGCCTGTTTTCACTGGATGGTTATCTGGGTTTGAGCGTTCTCCAGTATCAATCTATGGCGCTCGATTTTCAGGATATGAGCGCCACTTACGCGCTAAATCTCTACCGCAACGGCGGGCGGCCCACCGGCGTGCTCGAATATCCCGGCGCACTGGTCGAGCAGCAGGTGAATAAAATCCGCGCCTCCTGGCAAGCCATTCACGGCGGCGTCAACAATGCGGGACAGGTGGCTGTGCTTGAAAACGGGGCCAAGTATTCGGCCATCACCATCCCGCCCGAACAATTGCAATACATCGACACCCAGAAATTCTCGGTCGAGCAGATCGCGCGCATCTTCGGCGTCGCGCCGCACCTGATCGGCGCGGGCGTCCAGCCCACTTACGCGAGCGTCGAGCAGCAATCCATCGAGTTTGTGCGCTATACGCTCACGCCCTATGTAAAGGCGCTGGAAACCTCTATCGATGCGGCTTTGCTGGAGCCGCCCTTTTTCTACAAGCTGAACATGAACGCCTTCGAGCGCTCCGACATCCGCTCGCGCTATGCCGCTTATGCCACCGCGCGGCAATGGGGCTGGATGTCGGTCAACGACATACGCAATCTCGAAGATCTGAACAGCATTGGATCGGATGGCGACATTTACCTTTCGCCCTTGAACATGGGACCGGCGGGCGAACCCGCCGCGCTGGGCGATCTAACCCCCCGCACAGGAGCATGAAATGCAAAAAGAATATAAACAATTTCCGCTGCTCGACTTCAAAGCGGCCAACGCTGACGACGAGCTGGGCAAATTTAACGGCTATGCCTCCACCTGGACTAAAGACAGCTACGGCGACGTGATCGCGCCCGGCGCCTTTGCTCAGTCCATTGTCGATAAGCGCGGCAAATATCCCATTCTGTTCAACCATGAGCAAAGCAGCTGGATCGGCTTCACTACCGCCATGGCCGAAGACCAGAAAGGGCTGGCAATATCCGCCGGTATTGCGCTTAAGTCGTCAGCCGGTGCGGATGCTTACGCGCTTTTAAAAGCCGCCGATGCTATCGACTTCCGTATCGGTTTATCTATCGGTTTTATTGCTACCGATACGGAGCGTGCGGACGAGGGCCGCATTTTAAAAACTATTGAGTTATACGAAATTTCGCTGACGCCCTTTCCGGCTAATCAGCGCGCCTTTGTCGATTCCGTCAAAAACATTCGGGATTTTGAGAAAGCCTTGCGGGACGTAGGGTGTTTCTCCGTTTCGGAAAGCAAGCGAATCCTCGCTGCGCTCGCCGCCGCGCAACTGCCAGCACCCGCGCGTGACGTTCGGGAAGTGCGGACACCTCCGCTAGCCGCCCCTCAGACGGGCATCAGGAGCCAATTATGGACGCACCTATAACCGGGCCGACGACGCCGCCCGCCGCGCCGCCGCCACCTCAAAAAACAGACGCCGAACTGCTGGAACAATTCATCAAAGGCCAGCAGCAGTTGAAGGAAGACACCGCGCTGCTCGCCAAGAAAGCCGCCGGCGAAGCGGTCAAGGAATCGGTGGGCGAACTCGTAGAGCGCATCGCTAAAACCGAAACCGGCATCACCGGGCTGGTTACCAAGTACACCGAGCTGGCCCGCCGCAGCTCGCGCCCTCCCGGCAGCGGGCCGGAAGGCGACCGCATGTCGCTGGGCCAGTCCATGACCCAGTGCGATGCCTTCAAAAACAATACCCTGTCGGGACGCTTCAAGATCGAATACACGCATCGCGGACGCCTCGAAATGCGCGCGGCACCGCCGGTGACCGAAGCCGCCTCGCCCATCATCATTCCGCCCCGCGTCGCGTGGGTGCAAGCCCCGCGTTTTCCGCTGGTAATGCGCGATCTGATCGACGTGATCCCCATCACCGGCACCAACGCGGTCGAATACGTGACCGAAGCCTGGACCGACGCGGCCGATTATCAGGGCGGCGAAGGTGTCCGCAAAGCGCAATCCGGCGTGGTCTACACCGGCAACACGGCGCTGACGCGCACCATCGCGCACTTTATAAAAGTCTCGCGGCAGATGCTCTCCGACGTGCCTTCAGTGCAATCGTCCATCGATAGCCGCCTGATTTACGGCGTTCTGGCCAAGGAAGATAAGGAAATCCTGCTGGGCGACGGCACGGCTAATCACTTAAACGGTATCCTGACGCAGGCCACCGCCATCTCGGTACCGGCGGGTATTACCGCTCTGGTAACTACGCTGATCGATGCCATACTCGCAGCTATCACCCAGCTCGCCAATACGGGCCGCATGGCTACCGCAGCCATCATGACCCCGACCGACTGGGCGGGCATCCAATTGGCTAAAACCACGCAGGGAAATTACATCATGCAGGGTCCGGGTTACGGGCCGCCGCAGGTCGGCGCAACACCCACCTTGTGGGGCATCCCGGTATTGCCGGACATCAACATGACGCCCGGCAAATTCCTGGTGGGCGCATTTCCCGGTAACGTGGCAATATTCGATCGCGAGTCGGCGACTATTGAAATCAGCTTCGAAAACGAAGACGATTTTGTGAACAATTTGGCTACCATTCGCTGCGAAGAGCGCATCGCGCTGGCGGTCTACGTGCCTGCCGCGTTCATCAAGGGCAACACCGTATCGCCGTTCCTGGCTCCGCTGGAGAATCCGCCGGAACCGCCCACGCACCACACCCAAAATAAGCGGTAATCCAATGCAGGTCGAGGCTCTCAAAGATCAGTTCATTTACGGGCGTCCGGTAAAGACCGGGCAGGTTATCAATATCGGTAAAGCGTATGCCGACAAACTGATCCGCGAGGGCCTCGTCCGGCTGCGCGAAACGAAAGCCGACCAGTTGGAGACGAAATGCAGTTAGTGAGCCTGCCTGATCTGGTGGGCAGCAACGCGCGGTTTTCTATTGCGACTCTGATCACCAATGCGGGCCTCACGCTGCCTATGCCGCCACTCGCGCGCATTATCGTCTTTCGTGAATTGACCGGCGGAACGACCGCTTCGCGAGTGGGAGGCCCGGCGGTATCGGCGACCAACGGGCTGCCCTTCTCTACGACCGATAACGTATTGCTACCCGCTACGGCTGCCGGCGACAGCCTCTCTTCCGTCGCCTGGAATTTAAATAGCGTGTACGTATGGGCCGCGACCGGCGACACCATCGCCATTGCCTATGCGCCTTTATATGACTGAC